ATGATTATAGTGAATGACTTGCTCAGGAAAAAAAAGCGTAGAAGAAATACGGGAAAAGTTAAGGTTGATTTATATGCATATGCAACGGAACTCTATGAAGAGTTAGATTCAATCGGAATAATTGAACGCATGAAGGCTGTTCCTCAATTAGGTGTTATAAGGGTCGAAAATAAATTATTGAAAAGTAGATATGATTATGTATTTTTACAATTGTATTTTCATCAATTAATAAAAAGGGAATTACAAGATCAATTAAAATATACATATAATAATCCAGTCAAATCATCAGAATTTTATACGAACTTACAATATCCTAACGGGTGTAAAATACCTACTATTGGAGATCTGCTTCAAATTTTAACAATAGTATATAATATAGGTCATTTTTATAACACCTTCGTCGCGTCTCGTTCAGCGGTATTACTTGCAGACCAAAAAGCAGATTTTCATAAAATGATTGTTTATAGTTCGGATAATGAACGCTTCCATGCTGAAGCTGAAAAAATTTTGAGGGATAATAACTATCAGAGATTTCACTTATTAAATTCGCTGTTAGTTCTCGAACGATGTGATCATAGCAAGCAATCTGTAGTTCTTGCCGAAGAACTTATATATGCATATATAAATGACAAAGTATTCAATGATGAAAAAAAATTAAGTTATATTTTCAAACTTTTCCGTTCTGTCCGGAGTGTTTCTTATATTTCTTACGATTTACAAATAGCAAAAACACCGATTACTATTGATTTATGCGAAGACAAGACAATTCTGATACTGTTTCGGGAATTGTTATCGATTTATAATAATAACAGTTCAACTGAGCAATTATTAAATTCAATTAGTAAAATGTTAAATGATACTGTTTATAATGAAATCTCAAATGCTATTTGCTATTATGCTATTTCCAAGAAAATTATAAAAAAGGTTCTAACCCCACAAAAGAATCCGAAAAAATATTATGAGGATTTTTGGTTAAATAACAATAGCCCTTTTAACATATCGTATCCACAAAAGAAGGATTTTTGCAAAGATGGCATATTAAAGCTGACATTTGATGCTATTGACAACGGGTTGTCTAAAAAACTATTTCAATCATTAGAAAGAATCAATAAATCCCGTGTAGGTTATTATGATAGGCATCAAGGTGAGAGAACCATACTGGTGTCAATAAAAAAGCATTGTGAAGACAAAACGCATGTAGCACTCAATATTTTACGAACTGTTATTATCTATTTGAGGGCTGTTCCCAATATAAACATTAATGATGTTCGTTTTCTCTTGTCAAGCAAGTTCTTTCTTCGATATTTTTTCAATGAATACCCTATATTAATTAAACCTACTATTGATCAAAATATTTGTGTTCTATGTAATAGAGGGAAAAAACAAAGAATTGATGCAGTACAAGCACTTCTAAAAAATAAGATTGGAACCGTAGATGAGCGCCATGAGGCGGATCATCTATGCTACATATTAAGTGAAGATGCAAAAAATGATACTACTATTACAATACCAGCAAGCATCCTCGTTTATAAAAAAAATCAGCCTGGACATAAATTATGTGAATTTGATGGGATTATTATTTTTCCAATGCGCAAAGAAAAACAAGTTGTTTTACTTGAAGCAAAAAATACAAATCATTCGCCCTTGTATAGTAAAAAATGTTTATGTCAAAAGCTCGAAACACTGGGGATTTCCTACAATACAGACGATGTGGAATTGCATGGTAACGATGCCTCACTTTCATTAACCATATAAAAGGCACCCTACGTTATAATTCGTAGGGTGCCTTGCTCTCTTTCAGCCTTATTCTCTCACATCCGCCGTCACGCCAGACTTGAATTCCACGGTGAATTTATCCTCGTAGACGGTGATTTTTTCAACCAGCCGCCGGACAAGTGACTCATCATATTCGGTAATCGCTGTGGGCTGCCCTTTTAGGAATTCACTCATATCGTCAATGTGTTTTTTCAGTTCGTCCCGCCCGATTACCTCAAGCTGTACTTTTTGCTTTTCGTCACGCAGGCGGTAAATTTCCTCGCCCACTTTATCGTAGTCTGCTTTGGAGTTGGCCAGTTTCACAAGCTCTGTTTGAAGCTCCTCCAGCCGTTTGTCGATGCCGGCAAGTTTTGTATCGTTTTCATGACTTATGACGGTCTCAATATTATTTTTAAGAACAGAGAGGAAGGAATCCTTATCGCATAGCGTTTGGTTGATTGCATTGACCAGCACCTGCTCAATGGTGCCTTCCGGTACCGTGCGGGCATTGCAGAACTGGCCGGTGTTTTCGAGCCTGCTGATGCAGCGCCAAACGATGGACTTTTTCCCTCGATTATTCCAATGAATTCTGCGGAAAAATTCTCCACAGCCACCGCAGATAATCATATTTGAAAAGCAGTGCGTACTGCTGAAGGTCCTCTTCTTACCATTTGGGCTGGTGTGGACGATGCGGCGGCGGATAAGTTCTTCTTGCACCTGCATGAAAATTTCTCGCGGGATGATGGCCTCATGGCTGTTCTCTACATAATACTGAGGGACAATGCCATGGTTTTTCACTCGTTTTTTCGTTAGAAAATCAGTAGTATATGTCTTTTGCAAAAGGGCATCGCCTATATATTTTTCATTCCGCAAAATCTGGTTGATGTTGCTGGTGTGCCATTTTTTCCTCCCTGCACCGTTTAGAATACCATCGGCCTCAAGGCCGCGGGCAATTTTTAGCATACTTGCGCCCTCAAGATATTCTCGGTATATTCGTTTTACAACCTCAGCTTCTTCCGGAACAATGATTAGCTTCTTGTTTTCATTCTTGGTATAACCAAGGAACCGTGCACAGTTTATTTGAATTTCACCCTGCTGGTAGCGGTACTGCAGCCCAAGCTTTACGTTCTGGCTTAACGATTGGCTTTCCTGCTGGGCAAGGGATGCCATGATGGTGAGCATAATTTCGCCCTTGGAATCCATGCTATCGATATTTTCTTTCTCAAAATATACGGGTATGTTCTTGTCTTTTAATTGTCTAATGTAGTTCAAGCAATCCACTGTATTCCTTGCAAAGCGGCTTATTGATTTGGTGATTACCTTATCTATTTTGCCTGCCATGCAGTCCTCAATCATGCGGTTGAATTCCTCGCGCTTTTTGGTGTTGGTGCCCGAAATACCATCGTCGGCATAAATACCGGCCAGCTCCCAATCCGGATGCCCGTTTATATAAGCAGTATAATGCGTAATTTGTGCGTCATAACTGGTTTCCTGTTCGTCGCTATCGGTGGAAACGCGGCAGTAAGCAGCTACGCGAAGTTTTGGGTTTTCTTCATCATTTTTTACTGAACACGCTTTTTTCCTTGCCGGAAGCAGCGTTACAGTCATTTTTTCTTCCATTTTTACGGGTCCTCACTTTCTATCAAGCTGTAGGCATATTCCGCCTGCTGGAACGGATCATCAAATTGCTCTGTACCCTGGACGATGCGGAATGTAGAGGGGTAGACGATTTCCTTCTTTATTTCTGATTCATGGATTCGGCCGAGTTTTTCTGCCCGCCTGATGCGTTCTGCTTCAGCGGCTTCAAAAGTGTCGGGTTCAATAATTGCCGGATAATAACCATCACCGAAATAGTATTTATTTCTGAGCATCCTGCCGATTCCTGCGTGGAAGGCCTTAATATCTGCCTTCTTTGCGGCCGAGGTTAACGAATCGCCGCTCAGATAAGATTGAAATAATGTTTTTATTTTCTTAGCAGCTTGTTCATCAACAACGGCTTTTCCATTTTCAATTAGATATCCGTATGGGATATGGCTCATTTATCTTATCAACCTTTCTTTTAGCGTTAAGCCGCATTTTAATTCAAACCCGATTTCCGCCCGGGAATACACAATAATTCGCTCTACGAAGCGGGTGAACAGCTTGCCGTCAAAGGTATCCAACATTTCCGACTTCGTAGCGTACTGCAAAAGTTCGCTGACTTCATGCAGGTTTGTATTGTCGCTGTTTATGAAGCGGGATAAGGATTCTTTTTGGCGTTGTATACGCTCGGCTTCTTGTATAAGCTCATTATTGCTTCTATTGTATACGGCAGGGTCAAGATAACCACGGGTCTGCAGAGCAATCAGCACCTGCCGTTGTTTTTCATTTTCTTTAAGCTTCTCATCAAGGTCGTGAAGCTTTTCTATGCTATCTTCGGATTTGATACCCCGCAGACTCATGAGTAGCGGCTTTAAAATAATCTGATGCCCAAAGATGAGCTTGTTCATCATAGTTACAAACGCATATTCAAAATCCGTCTCCGGAATGTATTTCATTGAGCACCTTTCAATATCCAAGATATGTGTTAAGCAGCACCATGCGATATTATGTCTGCCGGTAGAATGTATTCGGCGCTTAAACTTGCCGCCGCACTCACCGCAAATTATTTTGCCGGAAAAGGGGTAACGGTTCTGATACTTTTTATCCTGTTTTTCCAATCCTTTTTCCTTACCACGCTGCTCTATAATCATCTGCGCAGCTTCGAAATCTTCATGGCTGACAATCGCATCGTGGTGGCTTTTAATCAAGTACTGGTCTTTTTCGCCGTAATTGTAATGGCGGCTGAAGTGTGCGTCGGTATAGGTCTTTTGAAAAATGGCGTCCCCGGTATATTTTTCATTACCGGCTATCCCGCGAATGGTAGTCGCCGTCCAGTGGCCGCCTTTCTTAGAGGGAATGCCCCGCTGATTTAATGCATTCGCAATTTTTTGCGTACCTTTGCCGGATAGAATTTCGGTGAAAATATGGCGGACGATTTCTGCTTGGGGTTCATTTATTACAAGCTTTCCATCTACGGTATCATATCCGTAGGGCGGGCAAGATATTTTGTATGTCCCGTTTTGAAATCTGCGTATTACAGACCATTTACTGTTTTCCGCAATAGAAACCGATTCACTTTCGGCCAGCCCAGATAGGATTGACAGCATGAGTTCGCTTTCCATTGACCCCGTGTTTATGTTTTCCTTCTCAAAATAGATAAAAATGCCGAGGTCAAGCAGTTTTCTGACAAGTTCCAAACAGTCCGTTGTATTCCTTGCAAACCGGCTGATTGATTTCGTTACAATAAGATTGAATTTCCCGCTTTCGCCGTCGGAGACCATTTGAAGTAGTCCTGCTCGCTTTTCCTTTTTTGTGCCTGTAATACCTTCGTCAAAATAGATTCCGGCAAATTCCCAATCAGGATTTGCCTTGATATAGGATTCATAGTGCTTAATCTGAGTATCAAGACTTTCTATCTGTTCGCTGCTGTCAGTGGAAACGCGGCAGTATGCCGCAACTTTTAGCCTTGGATTCTCCGCTGTTTCAGCTGTATTTGGATCAATTTTTGTTACTTTTTTCAAATCCTCACCTCCTTGGTTAGTGTCACATATTACCTCTGCTGCTCAGTAATATCAACGCCTTTCAGGCATTATCTGCGCCAGTGCGGGGGAGAAGGATTTGCGGTTTAGTGCAGTTATCCTGTTAAATTCGTACAAAGAGATAAGCCCATTTTGAAGCATGGAATCGAGTATACTCTGGGCCCGTATATAATCAACTTCGCGCTGTAATTGTTCATGCGGGATAGTGCTTTTTTCGCCAGCAATTTGTTGCCTGTTTTCCAATAGATTATTATTTTGATCATTGATCATAAAAACTCCCTCCTCGCTATACGGAGAAAAGCGGAGTATTTTATACACCCATAAATAAAAAAAGCCCGCAGAGGTTTTATACTCTGCGGGCCTTACAATATCTATTACGAATATTTAATGAAGGCATCGGTAAATCCCGCCGCCTTCGCTTTTTGAAGCATGGCATCGGCGTTTTCTTTAACGGCAAAGGCGCCAATCTGGACACGATAGAGCTTGCCGGAAGGCGCAGGGGGCTCTGGCTTTACAATAGCCGCGTCAAGCAGCTTTTTAACATCTGACCTAAAGGTATCCATATTCTTGCCGTGTTTGGGGAACCAGTGCATCACATCGGAATGGTTACTGGCAATGCCCCGGGTATAGCCTTCAGAGTGGCAGATTAAGACTCCATCTTTTAAAGGATCGAGGCTATATTCTTTGCAAAGGTATGCGCAAAGCTCGCTTGCCTCTTTGTATACGGCGTTAAAATAAACCGGGTCTGCCAGACCGTCTTCGCATATTTCAAACCCTATATGGGTATCGTTTCCCGAACCTTTAGGACCTGAAGCGCAGTGCCAGCCCCGCATATTCCAGGGCAAGGTCTGATAGGTGGCAATCGAGCCATCGGCCAGCTTGCCAATAAACGCGTGCACGCAGACTTGTCTGCCGTCCGGTTTATCTTGGTTCCAATGGTTGCCGTATTGGTTTTTGCCAAGCAGTCCATCATCAGGTCCTACATAGCGTTTCAAATTTGGGTTGTTCGCTCCCGTTGAATGGACCATGACGCCCTTTGGCGTTAGAGGTTTGCCCGCCTTATAGCAGGCATTGTTCGTTAAAATAAGTTTATGAAGATTCATTTTATTCGCCATCCTTTCCATGAAGTTGCGCCAACACATCTTTTAACTTATCCGGCACAGGCAGCCCTATGGCAGCGGCATTTTCCAAAAGGCTTACGCCCTCGTTTGCAATATAGAAGAAAATAACCGCGGTCCGAAGCGGTGCGCCTTCACCGCCTAAAAGATAGGCGTCAATCAGGTGCCCGATGCCTACCACAAGGAAAAGAGCCACTTTTTTTGCAATTCCTTGAGCGCCGATTCGGCTTGATAATTTCCTTTCGACGATGGCGCGCAGTACGCCCGTGATGTAATCGACAACCACAAAGGCTATGAGGGCATAAAGAAAACCGTCAACACCCCCGAAATACCAGCCCAGTATACCGCCTACGCCCGCAATGGCTGTTTGTGTCCATAACCAGATCGTTTTCATTAGGTAATACCTCCGTTTCGTAAAATTTGTATATAAAAAAGCACACCCTGTTATATTAAAGGCGTGCTGAATGTTTAAATAAATATGGTTGCTTGGCTAAGTTTGTTTGGGAAGGGCTGCCCAAAGCCGCAGATCCTCCTGCCCCAGGGACCATAGTGCAAAGCCGCGCAGGCCCCAGCGGTACGCAGCCTCGTTCGCCCAGTAGACAAGACTGTCTACGTCCTGGTAATAAACGATGCCAAAGCCGTCCGCATCCCCGAGAAAAAGCCTTGAGCACCACACATTTATATCCCGCGGGATAAACACAGCGGTATAATCTGCATTGCATGGAATAGAAAGCATGGGCGAATGTACGAAATCGTAGTCCATTGAAATGTCTTCGCTTCGGGTAGCGGATTCTTCAACGTCATTTTGTAAAGTAAATACCTGAAATTCGCTATCCCATAGAACATTCGCACGGTCTATCCTGCCATAGCTTTCAGTAGAGCCATCCGGCATTTTTACATCGAAGGCTTCATACGGTTCGTACGTCCAGGCGTCCCCTAAGCGCAGAAGTTCGCATTTAATCTGTCCGTCGGATTTAAGTCCGCTATAGCCGCTTGAAGGTGAGACCTGGGCAGTAAACCTGAGAGTGTTGCTGTTCCCGGAATAAACCCGCACTTTATTACCGCGTTTTCGCATCTCAAACAGATACATATTAGGTTCATCATGGATATCCTTATCCGGTGTTTTAGAATATGAACCTTGCCATGAGCCAAGTAAAGATGCGCCTTGGTAAAGCTCTATTCTCTGGTTGTCTATATTTATGGCGCAGTATATATCGCCAAGGAATACACCCGCTTTGCCGCCCCCGTTTTGAGGAAACGCTATTCTTGCCCTTATATGAACGTCAGAAAAACCCTCATAGTTCCATGCAAGCTGGCCGCTTCCTTCAAGCTGGGAATACACACGATCCTGTGAATGTTGATCGCTTCTCCATACGGCCCATGAACCCGAGATAACTTTCCAGTAGGTGTTCTGAAGTGTTACAGGGTCACGGAAATCCTCGTACCAAATAAGCGCCGAATCAGGTTTTCGTCTAAGAACTTCGGTAGTCAGTTTAAATCCCTTGTCAGGCACAGCCACGTTTCCATCAACATCTTTGAAGCTTCGAGGCGAGAGCGCAAAAGACGCTGAACCCGAAAAAGGCTTCTCAGAGAATGCGGAGCAGACCCTGAACCCATAGAACTGGGTGCCATAAGCGCCGCCTTTTATGGTTAAGGTGTGCGCTCCTTCGGAAAGCTCAACGCCGGTGGAATGCGGTGCCCAGAAATTTTTTCTAAAGTACGGCCACCACAGCCGGTTTTCTGTGAAGGTGCGGGATATCCCGTCAAGCTCTATCGTTATCTCGTTTCTGTCCCAGAAAGGGAAACATAGTTTTACGGCAATATCGTAAATTCCTGCCTGTTCAATATTAAAATTATATGTGGCTGCACCGTCTTTTGCGGACAATGTAACCATACCGCTGCCTACGATGATACCGTCCGTATAATCATCCGGAGTCCCATCTCTGTCAATGAAAACTGTACCGAACTCCGCTTTTTGTTCCTTGCCGTAGCAGGTAAGATAACGGCGCCGATTATAGGTGTCGCTAATGATTGGCGGTTCTTTCGATGATGCATCGCCGCCTTCGGCATAATCGTATATGTGTGGGAACATATATGGCACTTTGTTGTAATCATCCCAATAGGCAAGCCATGGTATAAAAGGTTCCGGGGGCTCATTGCCGGTAAAATTATAGCCGCCCTCAGCCCAGAGCTTAGCTGCATAGTAGGTCACTGATACGCCGCGGTATTCTTTTCCAAGGTCAGAAGGTAGCGCATATATTTGCCACTCCCAGCCGTATCCCGGAAGGCCCATGAAGATTTTCTTTGGATCCATTGCCTTTACCGCATAGTTATAAATGCCTTCAAGCCAGTCACGTGGAGAAACAGGACCGGGAGCCGAGCCTGCCCATGCCATGCCGTATGACATAATTGCCGCAGTATCACAATAAGCATCAAGGTCAGCATATACGCACCAGTTTTCGCCGCCTACCGAACCTTCCACGCCCGTCATGCCGGGAAGACAGATGTTGACCTGCTTTGCGGCGCTGTAGCCTTTAACTGTGGAATAAATAAGGGAGAAGAGCTGATTTGCTGCATCCTTGTTTTCATATCCGCCGCCGCGCTCAAGGTCTATATCAATCCCCGCGCACCACGGATATTTTTGCATTATCCTGATCAGTTCCGAAAGAAAGGTATCCCTCGCTCCGTTTGTGTTATTGCGAAGGGCAGTGAAAATAGCCGCATCGCCGTTATTCATGCACGTACAGAGCCATTTTATATGGGGCCATTTCGCGCGATAGGCTGAAAGGCTCGAAACAGGGACCCCCGTTTCATTTATAGTGCCGTCTAAATTTATGTTAAAAGAGAACATTCCTACGGTGCCTATTCTGTCCCCGTAGTCATTTATGGCGTCATACATGCGGGTATTGCCCATGAAAGTCCATACCATGTTTTTCTTGCCTTTAAGGTAATCGAAATACATTACAGCACCTGCCCTTTGAGCATTTCAGCATATTCAAGATAGACCCGTGCGGATTTTTTATCCTCAACCTTTATATGATGCTTGCTGTCATAGGCGGCGGTATACTGGAAAAATCCCTTTTTATGGGTCAATAAACCGTTTTTTAAGGACTCCCGGGTAGAGGCTTTAAGCGCAAGCACATCGCCTGCGTTGACGCTCGTCAAAAATCGACAGCTATGCGAACCCATGCCCTGGGAGACTTCAATCATATTTTCTGCCATGTTTTCCTTTGGATAAATAAATATATCAAGACCGGCTGAGGTTTCGCCTGTGTTAAAAAGTATAACAGTCTCCTCCCCGCGGACCACGCCGTTCTGGTACCGGGGCGGATTGCCGGCTTTTTTTAACATTGAGGAGGCGCATACGGTGTACCCTGTGAGTTTATCTCCTTCCTGGAGCTGGATATCGGTGAAATAAATTTCACCGGTGCAATCGGCAATAAGAGGACGAATCGTCGCAGCCGTTATGCGTTTGTCCGATTTTAGCCTTATGATATCAGCAAAGCGGATAAAATTATTAATTTTCATAGATCTATCCATCCTCCGTCCATTGTATTTCTGAGACGTTTCCGATCCAGCCTGTTGCGATCTGGCCCGCCTGGAGCATAAAATCCGTAAACCATACATCCCCTGTGCAATCATGTATCAGAGGACGGATGGTAATACCCACGACCCTTTCAAAGCTTTTCGGGGATGCGTCCCTTACGACCAACTGAAATACTGCCACATCATAACCCCCTTAAAATAAGTCAATAAATCGGGTTTCCGTGCTCCCGTCGTCATATTCGAAAACGACCTCAATACCTACCTGCCCGTTTTCACCTTTTTTAAGATTATCCGAACCTATCTGCGCTGATAACGTAAAGCTTTTGCGTGATGCCGGAACCACCGTCTGCGCCATAGATTTAGTAACTCCCAAAGCTCCCGACGCTTTAAAAGAAGCCTCTCCTGTAACGCCGCTTTCTGTATCTATTTCAAAACCGCTGTTTTGCCAATATGCAAAGCCGTCGTCGGCACGGGAATTCCGAAGCAGGTTAAAAGGGACCATGTCTTTGATTTCCTGTCCCATAAGGCTTGACTGACCAAACTGATCGGCAGTCACATCGGATGATGAATCTCCCAATTCCCTAAGCTTAGTCGAAAGTTCGATTACCGTTTTCCAAGGCTCCTGCAGGTTATATGCCCGTCTTATCACCCGCGTCTTTACAGTCAGATCAAGGTCATTATCGTTCACAGTCACAATATCGCCTAAATCCCAATGTTCATGTTCATACCCTGTCAGAACGGACAGATCCATGGCCGTTAAAACATAAGAGAGCCTCGGCTTTGCATATTCCGCAAGGCGTAAATTGGCGTATTCGAGCATTTGGTACGGGTTGGTGAACGATGAGCAATCGAGAGTGGAAACTCTGACCTCATTTGAATAGGAATAGTCCTCCACATAATTTTTCCCACCGTTTATTGATGCAAATGTCATGCCGTCCTTGCCTACGGCATAAAGCCTCGTTACAAGGCTCCTGGTATCGACAACGCGCTTTATGCCGGTTAGATTTTTCCTGTATGAAAAAAGCGCGCCGCTGTCACTGCCGCTGAACGTCAAAAGATCAACGGTACGGCTATCGTTTCTAAAAACGAGATCGCCTCCGTGGATCTGTTGGACTTTTCGTAATATGGCAAGAGAGTTTTTCTCCTGACAGCTCCACGACCGAAGCGTTGAAACGTTTATCCTTCCGACTTTCCAGTCAGTGCCTTCAAGGGCGTACTCCATAGCCTCATTGGGTAAAGCCGCATTAAATTCCTTTTGTTCTTTCTCCTGCGAAAAGGTAAGGTCATAAAATGCCGCCTCAGCATAAACTGTTGTGACTACCCCGTCGATATCAGATCCTTTTTCATCAGTAAGAGTTCGCACCCGATAAATTTCACCCGCTATTTGGACCTGTTTTTCGTTGTCCAGCACCATACGCTTTGCATCCGAGTATGGCAGTTTAAATTCCAATGTGTCAGCCCCGTTGACCTCGCCTGTTACTACGACATCATAGGCGTTTTCAAGCACTACCTCCCAGGCGCCGGTTTTATCTAAAACCACTGGCCGAGCAAACCCAAGTTTTTTATAAGGGGCAATCGGGATATCGTTTAGCGAAATATCAAGGAGCTTCGGGGTATAGGATGGGTTGTTTGTAGACAAAGTCACACGGTACCTTATATATTTGCGGTTAGGCGATGCAAGCTCACCGTTTGAACCTACGGACTGCCATACCGACCAGTCGCCTAAGTCGTCCGATGTTGAAGTCTCAATAAGGCTTACCGATGTGACGCCCGCCGTATACTCGCTTGTTACGGATACCCGCCCGTTGCCCGAAAGGGAACATTCTGCGGCTATTGTCACAAGCTGCCCGCTTAGCGGATAATTGCCCGACGAATCTTTACGGAGAACGACTGCGCCCCGGACGGAAACGGCATCCACCTGCCCGGCGGTATCACCGCCATTTGCCATCATCGCCATTTTAAAATACCTGCCGAGATCCTCCACGGTCAGATCGGTGTCGGTTTCGAAAAACCAGTCGTCAAAACCCCCTGCGTAATAATAAGTATCTGCAAGCATTCCCATCACTATATCGGCAACGCATGATTGGTTCAAGGTGCCTGTCAACGTACGGACAGGTGCGTACCAAACCGTTCCGTCTGAACGGTTACATACTACCATTTGGGAAGTGCCGCTTTTGACGTTGATTATACCGCCTATAAAATACCAACCGTTATTTACGAGAGTAAACGGCGGCGTTTCGCTCGCATCAAGGACAAGCGTGCCTGCTGAGTTATAAAGCATCATGCGGGGCCTGCCCTGATAGAGGGATATATATATGAGGGGCTGTCCCGGACCCTGTCTTGTGTTAAAAATAGGGCTGTATGTCTGGCCGACGGAATAGGTTGTCGGGTTGATCCATCCGCCGACTGCTATTTTTTCACCAAGATGGGAGAAGAATGAGCCGTCGTTTTTCGCGGTTAAGTATGTTTTCTCCGATGTGGGATTATTTAAATTCTGCTTGAAATACCGCCCGTGCCTGCCGTTTACGAGAGAGGCGGTCGTTCCGCTCCAGCCTGAAATAGTAAAATGTCTGCCGTTTCCGGAGGAGTCGGCAAGGCGCAGCTCGCTGTCAGGCACGGTTTCGTTGAACCTCCAAATGGCAGAGGTTTTTGGTGTTACGGGAATTTCACCGGTAAAGTCGGTTTGCAGAGTCAGAATAGATTTTAACGCCATTTTGCCACCTCCTGTTCACCGTGTAATTTGGTATAAAATAAAATAGGCCCGTAAACTGCTGAAGCCTGTTCAAAGCTTACCTCCATCTGCTCTTTGCCTGGATGGATAGCTGCGAAAAGGTAGCGTCTTTTTCCGAAATTACAACTTCATTTGCACCTTTTCTAAACACGGGAAAACTCAATTCCAAAAGCAGAGGCAGGCCGTTTCTTAAAGTTTCGCCGGAATCGTCCACAACCTTGGCCGTCATAAGAGCACTGTCTATTATGAGGGTTTCATCGGCTCCAAGTGGGCCAGTGACCTTTAATTCAGCGCCGTTTATGGCAATAGAAACATAGGTTGAATTTCCCGAAGGGATATTCGCCTTAAGACGGTAGACAGGCAGAGAATCTGTGTTGCCCTTTACCCTTGTTAAAGTTGATTTGCCTGCAGCGGTTATATCGAAAGTTTCGTCTGCAATGGAATATCCGTAAGGATCAGGGCACACAAAGTTAAGGTCAAAGGCGCCAGCTGATAAAACGAGCCTTTCACAGTCCAAAGCGTCTGAAAGCCGGGCCATAAAATAGCGGTCAGGCACATCGTCTAAAATAAGTTGTCTTAAACCATTATCAGGGTTAAGCCATTCTGCGATGCCGTCGAGAACAGATACAAGGGAGGAGAATACAAGCCTTGGATATATGTTGCACTTTATAGTGATTATACGCTCCGCACCATCACTCCCGAAATCGGCTACTCCGGCTTTACCGGGTATCTGTAAAAACGAATTTCTAAGGTTTGGCACGGCAATCCATTTTTCAAGCCGCGCTTTCATCCCCATATCTTGAGATGGCGTTCCGTTAAAAATAAAACCCATAATTTAACCTCCCATTAAGCAGGATTGAATCTTCCCTGTGCTCTGGAACCTGTCTGCATCAGATTGTAGAGCTCTTGCGAGATTTTGCGGATATCGTCTTCGCTCCGGACTATCATCTGCTGTATGGTAATAAGGGAAGGCCAAGAGCTTGAGGCGGAGTTTGCCGCCCCAAAACCGTCGGCTTTGATTCCGGGAACGTCAAAAGCGGTTGGCACAGCGTTTTGCATATCCTCGCTGACCTGCGCCATAGTTTTTTCAAAACCGACACCTAAACCTTCAGCCATATTGTCTCCAAGGCCGGCAAAGAGGGCAGATGGAGAATGTATACCGAAAAAGCCCTTTATCTTGTCAACCACGCCGCCGAAGAAACCGCTGATTTTGTTCCAGAGCCAAGCTCCTGCGTCTGATATGCCCTGCCAAAGGCCTTTAATCAGATTACCGCCCACTTGGACAATCTGCCCTATGCTGCCGGTGAAGCCCTTAACAAGCGCCGAAATTATCTGGGGAACCGCTTTAACGATTTCTACTATGATTGCGGGCAGATTCTTTATAAGGGAAACAAAGAGTTCTATGCCGGCTTTGACAAGCTGCGGAATAGAGCCTATCACCGCTTTTATCAAAGAAGCGATGATCTGTGGTATTGCCGCGACGATAGTTGTGATAATGAGCGGCAAATTTTCCACAAGGGAAACAAGCAGTTTAATTCCGGCGTCAATAAGCTGCGGGATTGAACCGAGAATAGCTGTTACAAGGCCCTCTATAATTTGAGGTATAGCCTCAACGATTGCAGAAATAATCTCCGGCAGGGCCTGAACAAGAGACACTAAAAGCTGAATACCCGCGTCTATAATTTGGGGAATTGAGCCTATTATAAAGGCTATGATGCCGTTTATAATTGCCGGCAGAGCCGCTATTAATTGTGGCAGGGCATTTAAAAGCCCCTGCGCCAGACCGAGTATTAACTTTAGAGCTGCGTCAAGGAGCATGGGAAGATTATCAATTAGTCCCTGCACTATCGTCATTAACGCATTTACTGCCGCCGGCACCAGATTTGGCATGGCATCGGCAATGCCTTTAACAAGGGTAGTTATCACTTCAGCCGCGGCGCTTAAAACGGCAGGAAGGTTCTTTAATATTCCGTCTGTAAGTGCAAGCACAAGCTGCAGAGCCCCTTTAGTCAGTTCAGGCAAAGCTTTAACGATACCTTTTACAAGCGACATTACAAGGGTGGTCGCGGCATCTATTATGGATGAAAGGTTGCTCGTAATGCCGGATATAAGGGCGCTTATAAGGTCGGGGGCGATATCTGCGACAGTGCTTATAATTGCTTTTACCGTATCTATCAGACCGGGGAGTATTTTAGAGATAGAATCAACAATGCTTTTTGCGCCTTCCTTTATAGATTTTGCGGCATTTTCATTCCCGCTTAAAAGCTCGGAAAATCCGGTCGTAAGCTGTGTTAGCCCCGGCAGGAGCTGAGAGCTTATGGAGTCTTTAACGCCTGCAAAGGTTCTTTTCAATGTGTCCATAGAGTCAGTGAAATCCACCGACGCTTTTACGGCTTCATCATCTAAAATCATTCCAAGATCATGGGCCTTTTGTTTTAGCGCGTCTGTGCTTTCGGCCGTTGAATTTAAAAGGGGCATAAGTTCCTGCCCCTGTTTGCCGAACAGTTTAAGGGCGGCCGCGGTTTTTTCAGCCCCTGCTGGCATATTCTGCAATGCCTTGACTGTCATATCAAAAGCTTCCTCTGGGGATTTGCCTTTTATATCGTCAAAGGAGATGCCTATAGCTTTAAATGCTTTGACTGAACTGTCGCCATCTTCCGTAAGGCCCGCCATCGTTTTTTGAAGGGTTTTCATTCCGACCCCGAGACTATCTATGCTGCCCCCCGCTTGGGAAATAACATAATCCCACTCCTGGTACGCCTTTGCCGACATCCCGAGCCTTTGGGAATCCTTATCGACTCGATCGCCTGCCGCCGCCGTATCAGTTGCCATGTCATACAGTTTTTTTCCGGCAGCGACAGCGGCGGTCCCAATCGCAGTCATGGCGGCGCCGATGGCGATACCTACGCCTTTGACTACCGAGCCGAGCTTTTCAAATTTTCCCCCGGCGGCATCCGCGTCTTTTGAGGATTCGGTTATTTCCTTGCCGAAATCTTTAGCTTCTTTGCCGGCCTCATCAAATTCCTCTGCTCCTTCTTCGAGAGTTTTATTGTTATCGTTTAACTCCCGCTCCATCCCGTTTAATTCAGCCTTGGCATTGTTTAATTGTATTGCCCAGCTTTGCGTGCGCTTGTCGTTTTCTCCGAAATTTTCCGAGGCGTTTTTAAGGGCTGCCTCGAGGGTTTCGATTTTACTCTTTTGCGCATCTATGGCCTTGTTTAATACCTCGTTGCGCGCGGTTATTGCCTGAACGCTTTTGTCATTTTTATCGAACTCGGAGGAGACGAGTTTCATCTCAGATCCTAAAACCTTAAAGGATTGATTGATGTCGCGCAGGGCGCTTTTAAACTCTTTTTCCCCTTCAAGTCCTATTTTTAGTCCAAAATTGTCAGCCACGACATCACCTCCTAAATTAGGTCGCTTGGTATAATTTCATCGACAAAAAGCTCTCTTTTGGGTTTTGCCAATCTGAGGAACTGTCTGTGGCACTCCCACAGATCAAGTAAAAATCCTACCGGAGTAAGCCATGTCTCCTCCTCGGTGCGGTTTAAATGAACAGTTCCAAAATATAAAAGTCGGGTAAAGACTTCAGCGTCCGTTACCCGATTCATGCGTTTTTTGGTTCTTCTTCGCTTTCTATGTTCCTGGCGGTTCCCTTAAACATAGCTTCCGTAATCGCCGCCTTGTAGGTTGACAGCTCCAGCGGCGAGGTTAGCAGCTCAACTTCGTCCTCCGTCAAAAGCGCTTTTGGCTCCTCTTTGCTTTTAAGGTTGTAAATCAATATAGACTGATTGGCAAGGAGGGTTATAAGCCAGATTATTTCATCCAGTGCGAGCTCAAAATTTTCAGCCTTTAATAATTTCTCGCCAAGGTTTTCAAGTCCGCCGTAGCGTCTGGCTATTTCCTTGGTAGCCCGCGTTGTCAGGATCAGTTCGTACTCTGAACCGCCTATGCGGATTTTTGCACTTCTATCGCCATCCATAGAGATTTGCCTCCTTAATCCTGTGAGAATGTCGGCTCATATACGCTCGTATACCAACCGCTTATCACATTTTCACTGATATCGGTGTCGTCTTCGTCTACTTCGGCTTTCCAGGGATGCAGGTTATCATTTCCGTCCGCCGCTTTATTTCTCCTTAGCACCGTTCCTTCAATGGTCGGGGTAGAAAAAGTGATGCTGTCGCCCTTTGTAGCAAGATTAGTGCTTGGAACACCGAATTTTACCCTGTAGAGCCAAAAGTAACGGTAGCGGCCGTTTGCTTTCTTAGCCCTAAATCCTATGGCGACAGGTGCTCCGCCATCCTCCGAAGCGGAGATCAACACGCCGTTTTCATCAACCTTAGAACCCGTCAGCGCCGCCGCCACACTTCTTCCTATGCTGTCCACTCCGAGGGTCAGCTTTCCGCTTTTAAATTCTTTTACAACTTCCGCCGCACCATCGTCGGCGTATAGAGTGGCCTCCGCCAATTCAACCGAAAGCTCTGCGCTTATGGCTTTTGCAAGCATCATAGGGGTCCCGTAGGTCTCAGCACCTGTCAAAGGCTCTTCGGTTATAGGGGCGTAGTAAAGTTTGTCAAGTCCGATTGTAGCCATATTTATTCCTCCAATTCATAAAATTTTGCCACGTCTATGGCAAAGTGATGATAGCCGCTGTCATCCTCGTGGCCGATATAGCGGCGGTCCGTAATTGTGAAGCCTGCATTTAAAAGGATGCCTATGAGCCTTTGCTTTATTTGCTGGTAATTGCCTTTTGAAAAAAGTGAGATCCGCACCTCCGAAACATCTATAGCCGGTTCATTGTCGCAAAAGAGCGCAAATTCGTCGGTCATAGGCGTTAAAACAAGATACTCGTCCGGAGGAACACCACTAAAAACGCCCGTTTCAACAGGAAGGACGGGCGCCAAGATCGTATTTAATTCGGTCAGTATGCTCATATATCATTGACCTCCGATTCGAATCTCATTTTCATGGCTTCAATGGCGGCGTTTTTACTTGAAGTCTTAGCTGGTTTTAAAAACGGCTTTGCCGGTTGCCCATGTCTGCCGTATTCTAATATATTTGCAATCTTGGCATTGGAATCCCCGTCGCTTCTCGGCTCTTTAAAGCCAATCTTGATATCCCAGCCCGTACCGTCCCGCTTTTGCATGGCAGGGGAAAGGCCCAGGGATCTTTCAAGTTCTCCCGTCGAGCGGCTTTCTCTTTTTGTGTCTTTGCCAATCACGGAGGAAAGATTGCTTTTAACTTTGGCAAGCACCACTTCGCCGCCCGTTTCAAGCACTTTTTGTATTATCTCGTCAGTCTTTTCGTTAAGGCGAGAGAGACGCATTTCAAATTCATCAGGTAGTTTGAATTCAACCTTAGCCATTATTTTACGCTCCCTTCAAACTTTTCGCAGACACATTCCACATACATACCGCGGCCGCGCACATCCTCGGATGAAATAACGCGGTACCTGCCGGCGGAGCAGGTTATGATATGCGCCGCGCTAACGTCAACTCCGGGTATTTTGCGAAAACGAAATAATGCCGATGCTTCGGAAAATACGGCCATATTTGCCCAACGCTCGGAACCGTGCTTATCTTCCTTGTAGGCCCTGGTGGAAGCAAGAACAACTTCGCCAGTCCCGGCAAAGCCTTCCGGGTCCTTAATGGGAGACGTGGCCACAATATCTATAAAGGTATTCATTTTTCCAAAACTCATATTTACACCTTCCAGTCCCGGTCAAGCCGGAGCAGCAAATTCACAGTGCTCCAGACCTGCTGACCCGCCTGTACGTTATCAGAGTAAAAACCTGCCGTCGAGCCATCCCGGCTTTCATAGAAATGGCTCGACAGCATGATTACAGCCTGTTCAGTGGTAGGCGGCATTATGTTTTCTTTGTAATATCCCTGAGCGATATGCTGGTAGCTTTCCGCATAGGAGACGGCAGCCCCTATATATTGCGAAAGCAGGTTGTCGTCCTCGCCATGGGTGAGAATGAGGTTTGCCTTTACTTTTGGAAGAAGATCGTTAGTTGACATAGCTGCCGCCTCCTTTTAATCATTCTCCGTCTTTGGCCATTATCCCGGCTGCCTTTAGTTTGGCAAGCAGTAAGTTAAAATCTGCGGCAAGGCCTCCCGCGTCCTCGGCTGTACTTTCCGCTTGATTTTCCGCAACAGGGATCTCCGGATAGGCAGGGACATAGAGAATATTGTCTTCGCCTATTTTGGCCGGGACGGTATCGGTTTTTGTTTTTTCAGCCGCCTTTATGCCGCCGAGGGCGTTTGCGGCAGCAGGCAAAAGGGGATCAGCGGACAGCCCCGTTACGGAGGCTCCGGGGAGAACTTCCAGAGTACCGCCGATAGTCCATTTTTCGCCGCCTTGTTCCATATGGTTTTTCGTGTTATATCCCACAGTTTTGACCTCCTTACGCTTTTTGCTGGAGAACCTTTATAGCCTCCGGTAGAATTAATTTTCCGTCAACCCGCTGAGTCGCCATAAATCCAACCTGACCGGTGGTGGCAAAGAGCTCGTTTAATCTTTTAAAAGATCTGCCTTGCCTGTCCGCAATCCAGTAGTACCCGAAATCCCCGAAGGCCATGGATTTTGCGCCTGCCGCTATTGTCGGAACGAAAGAGGAAGTATAAACGGGGCGGTTCAGGATAGTATCGGGCGTGCCTGCTGTCAGCGAGGGCTGCCACAAATATTGGCCCTGTCCGTCTTTTAACTTCCTGATTGCCTTTACTGTGGAATCGTTCATAACAAATACCGCTTTTTTGCGGTAAGGAGATTTAAGCGAATAGAAAAGATCCATGACTTCGTCTATTGTAATGGCAGTTGAACTGGCAGCTGTGACCCCGATCTGCGCACCGCCGGTTGCGGCAAATATCCCTGTGGGTTTACCCGAACCGTCGCCAATAAAGAAAGCCTCTTCTTCCTTAGAACCTATTCTTCTGGCAAACTCGGTGCTTATATAGTTTTGAAGGTCGAATACCGAATCGTTTAAAAGCTCATCGGAAACCTTTATGAAGGTGCCGAGTTTATACGCCCCGATGGAGGTCTGGCCGAATGCTTCATCGCTTTCGGGGTAAAGTTCCTCTTCATCGAGCCATGAAGCCGAACCATGGGTTGTAACTACGGGTATTTTGCGGTCCCCGCTTGACGTTTGGATGATTTTAGCAAGGCTCCTGAAAATGTTCTCCTCCTCAAGGGCCTGTACGAGGGTACGCTCAAACTCATCGGGTACGAGAAAACCGCCTTCACTGTCAGTGCCGACTTGAAGAGCGTTTTGCAGATCATAATGCATATTTTTATTGCGCATCGCATTCCAAAAGGCTCTTTTATATTCATCTGAAGCCCTTCCTGTTTTCATATCTGAGCCGGGAAGTGAAGGCTTCCCTGTAAGAGGGGCGTTAAGAGGCTTTGACATTTCGCGGTCCAGGGCCTCCTGTCTTTCAAGTCTGTCTATTTCTTTTCCGAGTGCTACGACATCAGCCTCCATTTTCTCATAGGTGGCGGTGTCATCGGCGGAAACAATTCCGTCCGTGCCGCGTTTACTGTCAAGAAAGGCCTTTGCCGCCTCCCATGCCTTCGCACGTTTTTCACGCAGTTCAAGAATTTTATTCATATTGATATCCTCCTAAATTTTAGTGTGAAATTAAAGAAAGCCGCTTTTCAAGCGACTCAATGGGTGTACCTTTGTTCTGTTTAGGTATCTTGGGCTTGACCTTATTTAGCAGCGAGTTCGTTACCGCTCTGCGGCTGAAAGCATAAGTTACACCGTCCGGTTGTACTCTCTTTTTCTCATCCTCCAAAGTTCCATCGGCAAACCCTAATTCAATTGCTTTGTTGGCGTTTAACCATGTTTCCGCATCCATGAGGTGAGATAGTTTCGCGCGGGATTGCCCCGTCTTGATTTCATAAGCATTGATGATGCTTTCTTTGACCTCGTCAAGCATGGCGATTGCTTTTTGCATTTCCTCACTGTCACCTATAGCAACCGTCAGTGGATTGTGCACCATCATAAGTGCAGTGGGGGCCATTAACACTTCTGTTCCCGCCATAGCGACGACGCTTGCCGCCGAGGCCGCAATGCCGTCGATCTTGACCGTTACTTTGCCTTTGTAATCTATGAGCATTGCGTAAATCTGGCTTGCCGCGATACAGTCTCCGCCGGGCGAATTAAGCCATATTACGATATCGCCATCTCCGGCATTTAATTCAGCTTTAAAAGCTTTCGGCGTGATATCATCGTCAAACCATGATTCTTCTGCTATTACGCCGTCAATATAAAGAGTGCGCATTCCGGTTTCCTCATCTTTTGCCCATCTCCAAAATTTGCGTGAAGCAGCCGAAGTTGTATTGCCTTGTGTAGGTTTAGACAGTTCTGCTTGCTGTGGTAGTTTCATCTGAAATTTCCTCCTTTCTTGCTTTGTTAGCCGTAGAGCCAGTTTGTTTTGAAAACGCCCCGGCATCCTGTAGTTTTGTCATCGCCCCGTTCACGAGATAAAGGTCGCCGCCGAGTTCAGCCGGAATCCTGTTAAGGTTCTCAAGTTCCCTAATATCATTTGCACTCATCCAGCCGTTTTGTCTTGCGGTTGCATATCCGTTCATGCGGCTTGCATAATCACCTCGAAGAAGGCCGTCTACATTAAATTTAATAAAGACTATAGGTTTCTCGCTCTCCGAAAGCAAAGAACGGCACATGGACTGTTCCCACCGGACCACCCATGGGTCAAGCGTATATTTCACAAACTCAAGACTCTGCTGCTCGATGTTGCTGAAGCTTGATTTCTCGAGGTCTGCCAGCATATGGGGAGGCACCCTAAAAATACGGGCTATCTCATTAATCTGAAACTTCCTTGTTTCAAGAAATTGAGCCTGTTCCGGAGATATGCCGATGGGCTGGTACTTCATTCCTTCCTCTAAAACTGCCACGCGATGGGAGTTTTGCGACCCTTGGTATGCAGCGTTCCAGCTTTCTTTTACCTTTTGCGGGTCCTTGATAGTTCCGGGATGCTCGAGAACGCCCCCTGGAGCGGCGCCGTTTGCGAAAAATTTAGCTCCGTATTCTTCGGTGGCAATGGCAAGCCCCACTGCGTTTTTAGCCATAGCAATAGGGGAATAGCCAATAAGCCCGTCAAAACCAAGGCCCGGGATATGCAAAACATCGGAAGGCGCAAGGTATATCTGGCTGTCACTGCCAAGGGTAGGCACATCCTCGCTTGATCTGGAATAAAGATAAAAAAGCCGCCCTTTACTATCCCGGTCAACCGTCATTTTATTTGGCATGAGGGGATAGAGAGCTATCACTTCACCCCGCGCATTTCTAATTATCTGTGCGTATGCATTTCCCCATAATAAAAGATGACTCATCAGCGTTTCACGAAACGCGAAGGAAGTCATCTCTGGGTTCGGCTCATCATGGATTAATTTATAGAGCGGATGATTAAGGTATTTTTCTTTTCCGCCCGAATCGTTATATCTGTATACATGAAGCGGTAGTCCGGCTAATGTTTCAGACAGTATTCTCACGCATGAATATACTGCTGTCATTTGCATAGCTGTGTATTCGTTTACTGCTTTTCCTGCAGATGTTGCTCCAAATAGGAAACTGTAGCGGCCGCCGCCAATAGCATCCTTAGGCTTATCACGAGCCTTGAAGATTCCATGCAAAAATCCCATAATATCAACCTCCTTTTCTAAAAAATTAGCATACCCCGTTTGTCATAAATACTTTCGCTGTTGTCGTTCCCGCACCTTATAGCCCGGTCAAGAGCCATGATAGTTGCGACCGCACCGTCAATCTTCTCCGTCGATTTCTCTTTATCAGGCTTGATGTTTCCGGCAGGGTCCGTGCGGATAAAGATATTATCCATCATCCAGCGTAGTACCGGATGTCCTCCGTGAGCGATTTTTTGCTCAAGGGTCAATTTCATCAGTTCTTTAGTTGGCGGGGACATATCTTTAAAGCCCTGGCCAAAAGGGACCACAGTAAAGCCCAGGCCCTCGAGGTTTTGCACCATTTGGACGGCTCCCCAACGGTCAAAGGCAATTTCCCGAATGTTATACTTAATTCCAAGCTCCTCAATAAAAGTTTCTATAAAGCCATAATGCACCACATTGCCTTCAGTGGTTTTAAGGAAACCTTGTTTCTGCCACAAATCATAATTTACATGATCCCTTCGGACGCGGAGGTCAACATTATCTTCCGGTATCCAAAAGAAGGGCATAACAGTGTATTTATCATCCTCATCCAATGGTGGAAAGACGAGCACAAATGCCGTTATATCGGTGGAAGAGGAGAGGTCAAGGCCGCCATAACAGACCCGCCCTTTTAAAGCTTCTGAGTCAACCGCAAAAGCGCAGGTATCCCACTTATCCATGGGCATCCAGCGTACAGCCTGCTTTACCCATTGATTAAGCCTTAGCTGCCTGAAACTATTCTCCTCGGCAGGGTTTTGCATTGCACTTTCACAAGCTGTCTTCACCTTGTCCAATCCTATTGTGATACCAAGGGAAGGATTTGCTTTCTTCCATACCTTTGGATCCGTCCAGTCGTCCGTTTCTGCGGCTCCAAAGATGACAGGATAAAATGTTTTATCTGTCTTTCGCCCTGATAGAATATCCATTGCTTTTTGATGCACTTCATAACAAATAGAGCTCGAATTGTCACCAGCAGTGGTTATTAAAAAATACAGTGGCTGCATACGGGCATCTCCGCTGCCCTTGGTCATTACATCAAAGAGCTTTCTATTAGGCTGCGCATGCAGCTCGTCGAATATAACGCCATGTGTATTGAAGCCATGCTTATTTGCCACGTCAGCCGAGAGCACCTGATAAGTACTTTCCGTAGGCAAATATATAAGGGTCTTTGTCGATTCAGTGATCTTGACACGCTTAGACAATGCCGGTGATTTTCGCACCATCGCCATAGCGACATCAAACACAATCTTTGCTTGGTTTTTATCCGAAGCACAGCTATACACCTTTGCGCGCTGTTCGCCATCGCCACACGTCAATAAAAGTGCAACTGCTGCAGCAAGCTCTGACTTTCCATTCTTTTTTGGTATTTCTATATATGCTGTATTAAACTGACGGTAGCCGTTTGGCTTCAGAATACCAAATACATCTCGAATGATCTGTTCCTGCCAATCTATAAGCTCAAAAGGCCGACCGTCCCATATGCCGCTGGTATGGCGCAAGGCCTGAATGAAAGCGACAGCATAATCGGCGGCTTCCTTACAGTAAACGGAATCCTTAGCCATAAAACGGGTTGGAGTGTATTTCTTGAGCTTTCGTATACCAGCCGCCTCCTTTAAAAATAGTATAAAAAACGACCTGCCATAGGCAAGCCTTCTAAAACCGTTTGTACGAGAGACAACCCCTTTCGGGGTGTTCTCGAATGTTTAAGATTTTAGGTTAAGGTTTTTCCATTAGTTTGCCATCTACTAGAATGTAGCGGTGTTCGTAATCTTGCGTATCTTTGGCGATAATTCTTAATTCTCCGTTTTCAAAAGCGTTGTATACCTTAACAAAAGTGTATCCGCCGCCAAGCTGCTCGCTGATAAGTTTTCGGTAGTCCATGTTTTTCTCCTTTCTAATCGAGGTTTATAAACCCGCTTTTGTGTCGTGAAATCTTGGCGGGATTCACATCGGCCGGTTCGCACATGGCTGCGCTTGCAAGCCATTTGGTACCGTCATTCCAAAGCGGGCGAAGTATTGGGTCGCCTGTGACTTCATGGAAACCGATAATCTTGGCGAGGACGCCGAGATTGCGAACTGTCTGGTTCAGGTGAAGTTGGTTTGTCATGTTGTTGGCCTCCTTATAGTGTGTTTTCCCTTTCGGTAGGTTACATATAGCCATAGAAAACACAGCATAGCAAGACGATCACACGATATAAATCGGCATATACTACACAATTTTTGCTGTTAATAAAGCAGCAGTAATTGTGTATTCTATAGTAAAATTTTTCTGCAACTATCCTCGCCATATACGACATGAAGCGAGCTGCCGTTATCCCACAAAACCATTATGCTTCCAATGTCGTCCACACCCGTGACAGTGCCTTTTGTGCCAATAGGAGGAGCCTGCAAGTCATCCATTTTTACCAGCTCTACGCGACATCCGACGGGATATTGAGCGCGAATACGTTCGATGATTTCTCTTGAAGGAAATCTATTGTTCATCGCCTGCATCACCTTTCGGAGATTTGAATGCGCTGCTGCCGGAGAGGTTTTTCAGCAGGATTTTTCTGCTAACCTTGTATTCGTCACCAATAAAGCCGAGGGAGAGGAGCCAGCAGCGCATGGCGTACTTTGGATTATCAACCTCACGTTCTTTGGCATTGACTCGCAGCTTTTCTTTTGCCGTTTCACAGAGTTTCGTTATTAGTGTAGTATAGGCGTGAACCGAATTGCTGTCTAAGCTTCCTTTGAACCATGGGAAGCGTATAGTGTTTTCTGTCTGCTGAATAGGCAAATCTTCAGCATCTAATGCTGCCTTGAGAAGCGATCCCTTTGCGGTGACCAGTTTAGCAAGGTTCTCAAGCTTTTCAGGAGTGAACCCCGCCAGCGGCATCTCAATAACAAGCTTGTCGCCATCATTAGAGTCACCGCCGTTCTTTTCTGCTTCAAAGCCCAATTCATGCAGCTTCTCTATGAGCTTTTCGATTTCCAAACTATCACTGCGGTTATTAAAAACAACGGTGCCATTTTTATCAACAGTGAAATAATCAATCTCGTAAGCGAAGCTCGGAGCACCCAAGTATTTTGGTGCAGCTTGCAAAATGTCGCCCATTGCCCGGACGAGACGCTTACGCTCATCGCCGGTAACATTAAACCGGACTTCAAATGTGTTTTGTTCCATTGCATTTGCCACCTTTCTGCGTTATACGCAGATCATATAGAGCCATAAAATCTGTAGAATGGCAAGCATTATTTCACAGGTTTTTCGATATCTCTATATGCAGTTTTTTGTGTATCACGCATTAGGTAAACGTCGGTATCCGAGCTTTTTTGCTCTATGTACCGTTTTACAATAACGTCGGCATAACGCTCATCCAATTCAATCGTATAGCAAATGCGCCTTGTCTGCTGACAGGCAATGAGAGTACTGCCGCTGCCGCCAAAGGGGTCAAGCACGATATTATTTGGCAGTGAGCTGTTTATAATCGGATATGCGCATAAAGCTACCGGTTTCATGGTAGGATGATGTTTGCTCTTAGTCGGCCTGTCAAAATTCCATGTCGTACGCTGTTTACGGTCGGCATACCAGTTATGACCGGCTGTTGGCTTCCAGCCAACGAGAATAGGTTCATGGTTGTATTGATAATCACAGCGCCCCAAGACAGGTGTATTCTTTATCCATATACAGGTCTGGTGACAAAAGAAACCTGCTTCGGTAAATGCTGTTCTGAAATTGACGGTCTCACGATCGGCGTGGAAAACATAAATGCCGCCACCGTCTACGAGTGCATCATACATATACCGATAAGCTGAAAGCAGGAAGTCATGAAATTTAGTGCTTTCCATATTGTCATTCTTAAGTTTTCCCGCAGTGCCTTTATAATTCACGTTGTATGGGGGATCTGTAATCACGAGATTTGCTTGCTGGCCGTCCAGCAGATTTTTATATGTTTCCGCTTTTGTAGCATCGCCGCAGATTAGGCGATGCCGTCCAAGCAGCCAGATGTCTCCCTGCTTAGAAATGGACGTTTGGGGTAATGGTTCGTCAAAATCATCCTCTTTGATTCCTCCGACTATACTATCCCTGAACAACGCATCCATCTCTGTAGCGTCGAAGCCCGTAAGAGATACATCAAATCCGCTTGCACCGATGTCTTTCAAAAGGTCGGTCAAAAGCGGGATATCGAACTCACCGGATATCTTGTTAAGCGCCACATTTAAGGCCTTTTCCTTTTGCTCATCGATGTCCAGCACCACGCAATCTGCATTCGTATACCCAAGTGCCACCAGTACTTTGTATCTTTGATGGCCACCAACAATATTTCCCGTGCGCTTATTCCAGATAATAGGCTCAACGTAACCGAATTCCTCGATGGAGCGGCGCAGCTTTTCATATTCAGCATCGCCGGGTTTGAGGTCTTTGCGCGGATTGTATGCCGCAGGGTTTAATTTTTCTATTGGTAATTTCTGTATATCCATATCATACCTCCAGCTTCACGGCAGTTTTACCGGTGAATGTTTCCCAGCGCTTTATAATGAGGTCACAATATACCGGTGATATCTCCATCGCATAGCACCTGCGCTCAGTCTGTTCACAGGCGATGAGAGTCGTTCCACAGCCCGCAAAAGGTTCTAATACAATACCGCCCCGGTCAGAGTGCATTTTTATGCATCGCCACGGAAGCTCTACAGGAAACATAGCAGGGTGATCTTTATTGGCTCGCACAGTAGATATTTCCCAAATACCGGCATAGCCCCATTTTTTACGTTCATCTTTGGTGAGCCGCTTTACAAACTTATATGAATGACCGGCGAAAGCTGAAACCCAGGCGAACTCTTGGTCGTTGTACTCCTCGGTTACCTGCGCAGCCAGTGCCGTGATATATTCGTACTGCTGCACCGGTTTATTTGTCACAAGGTGATAGGGTGCGTTGCCGAAATTCATGCCTTGCTTTTTCCAAATGCGAATCCAAATGGGACGAAAGCCGTTGTCGCCAAATAGCCCAATGCTATACATTTCGGTTGGTTCAATAAACTGGGTTCCCGTTGCATATAGGTCTCCTATATTCCAACAGACGATATCTGCGTTTTTACAGATGTTTTTTATAGCGGGTCGCATAGTTTCAAACCAAGGTTCAATCCCGGCCTTTTCATATTCTTTTCCGACACCATATGGAGGAGAGGTAACAGCGCATTGGGCATGAGCACCGTCCATCAGACGGTTAAAATCTACCTCGCTTGTGCTGTCGCCGCACAATAGCCGATGCTGTCCAAGCAGCCATATATCGCCTGAATGAGTTCGTGTTTCGCCAGCAGCCTCAATGGCTTCCCTTTCTTTGTCTACGTCGAAGTCATCCTGTATGGCTTCTTTCGAGTAAAATTTATTTAAAAGCGCATCAACTTCGTCGGCATCAAAGCCAGTGAGGGATACGTCAAATGTAGACGCGTCAAATTCCGCCATAAGTGAGGCCAGCTTTGTTTCATCCCAATCACCTTGTATTTTATTAAGAGCAAGGTTGAGTGCCTTTTCGCGGTTGTCATCAAGCTCCACGACTACGCAATCAATTTCTGATACACCAAGGTCGAGTAATACTTTCAACCGTTGGTGACCGCCGACCACGTTACCAGTAGCCTTATTCCAGATGACCGGTTCCACATAACCAAACTCCGCAATAGAGCGCTTGAGCTTTTCATATTCTTTGTCGCCGGGCTTCAGATCTTTTCGTGGGTTATATGCAGATGGATTAAGTTTTATTGCGGGTATTTTTTCAATCAGCATATTCTTTAGCCGCCTTTCTTAACTCCTTATGGCAATCCAAGTTCTCCCATGTAAAGAGACATGAGTTGAAATGCCCATATGCCGCAGTGTTTTCATATATGGCGGTTCTCAAACGCAGTTTTTCGATGATGGCGGCAGGGCGCAAATTAAAGACTTCCTGTACAATAGAGGTAAGTTGTTCATCTGTTAGTCTGCTTGTCCCAAATGAAGTAACTGCTACCGCCACGGGGTTTGCTTTGCCGATGGCATAAGAAAGGGCGACCTCGCATTTTTCAGCTAAGTCGCTCCATACAATATTCTTTGCGATGTACCGTGCCATGTATGCGCCGCTGCGGTCAACCTTCGTCGGATCTTTGCCGCAGAGGGCACCACCACCGTGAGACGCAAGCCCGCCATAAGTATCTACCATAATTTTTCTGCCCGTTAGCCCCGTATCGGCAGCGGGACCGCCTTTGACAAATCTGCCAGAGGGGTTAATAAGTATTTCGGTATCATCGTCTAGTGGAAAATCTTCAAAGCATTGCCATAAGACATTATTCATAATATCCGTGCGCAGCTGCTCTTGTGTTTTGTTCGTCTCATGCTGGACAGAAATAACCACGGTTTTCACACGTTTTGGCTTGCCATCTTCATATTCGACCGTGATCTGACACTTGCCGTCTGGTAAAATGCCCTTGATGAGCTTTCCTTCGCGGCAGTCATCAATGCGCTTGGCAATACGATGCGAAAGAACCAATGGTAAAGGCAAATACTCATGGGTTTCCTTTGTTGCATATCCGTATACTGTGCCTTGATCACCTGCGCCGATAGAGCCATAAGGATCGCAGGTACCGTTTCGTGCTTCGAGCGCAGTATCAACACCGGCTGCGATGTCAGCGCTCTGTCGATGAACGAATACTAACACTATAAATTTCCAAGGACTATATCCGGCCTTTCGCAGGACTTCTCGCACGATAAAACGAATATTCACTTTTTCGCTACAGGTGATTTCGCCCGCTACGATGATTTTTCCCTTAGTCGCCATTACCTCGCAAGCCACGCGAGATGCTCTATCCTTTCTAAGACAGGCATCCAAGATGCTGTCGGCGATTAGATCGCAAAGTTTGTCTGGATGGCCTTTACAAACACTTTCCGCTGTTTTGTAAGTTGTCATTTAAAATTCCTCCGTTTTTAACAGTGTGCCCCGACGGGCATTGAGCAGCTTTTCCATTACATCGTCTTGGGGCGTTGCACCGCGATATTCTGTAGTGCAGTTTTCCCGCACTACTTGATAAATCTGGAACCAGATGTTGTTGACCTGCTTCATGAAGTTTTGAGACATCGAAACATAGGGGGATGGAATAGCATTGCCGGTGGTGGGGTGCTTTGCAAGAAAGCCAAACTCGCTGATTGCCTGTTCGCACTGAATCCACCGAGCCACACTCTGAGCGTACTGTTCTATAAGCTGGGTGGTTACTAATTGCGCGCAACCCCGTTCCTTGAGCCATTGCCATGTATTATTGAAAATTTCCGCCGCCAGTGTCGTGGAACCGTCTTTTTGTTTTGCTATAAGGTAGCCTCTTGGTTTTGGCATTGAGTCTCCGGTCAGATCCGCTGTGTTTGAAAAATCCATGATGGTCAATTTTCGATTACCGGGATTGCCGTCTAAAATTTTGTCGGCGAGGGCTTTCTTTTTTTGTCCTGAGCCGATTCTTGCACCACCCCTGTTGGTGCCGTCTTTTGCCATATTCAACACACTCCTTAATGGTGGGGGATATACGCCGTTTGAAACCGCGATTTCACACGCGAAGCCCCACGCCGCTGTCCGCTAAAAATAGTTTTAGAGATTTGACCGCCCCCACCTGTCGCCGCTCTCTGCAGTAATGCGTGAATGACACGATTTGCAAAGCGACATAAGATTGCTCACATCATTTGTTCCTCCGCGACTGAGCGGGAGAATATGGTGTACCTCTTCTGCGGGGGTTAAGCGATCAGCTTTTTTACACTCCTCACATAGCGGGTGTGCCTTGATGTAACGGTCGCGTATGCGTTTCCATGCACGGCCATATTTTTTGTTGGTTTCAGGCTCGCGCTGGAAATGATTATAGTGGCGAGTTGCCTGCCGTTGATGTTCCACACAATACAAACCATCCGTCAGTTTTGGGCAACCAGGGTATCGACACGGCCGCTTTGGTTTCTTTGGCATAGAGTCACCTCCTCGGGCATAAAAAAAGCCACGGGGGATTTTCCCTCGAGGCTCTGGTTTATTATGCGTTCCTAAATATATACTATCACAAAGGAGTTCATGACAAACAGTGACATTTACTGCTGAGTTTGCGGAACAGAAATATTTTTTATTGCCTCATCGTGAAGTCGGTATACATGGCGTACATTATAGCCCATATCAACAGCTATCTGCTCCCAAGTTTTAAAGCAGAGGTAGCGCAGCTCCAGAAGCGTCTGATGTTCTGTGTTATCTACGGTTTTGATGAGCCTTACAATTTCACGCTTAAGGTCGACAAGCCTATCGATGTCGCGATTGATTTCCGCTTGCAGGTCGATAATCTTTGCCACAGCATCGGCTATCGTTGATGTACTGCGATTTGGATTGCGGGGCATTCCCGTTAGGGTGTAGGTGCATTTTGTCGCCAGTTCATTTAGAGAAGCAATCTGCTCCAGTTTGGAATTTATACGCTGGTCGAGCCTGTATGCCTGCCTGAGATATGCTTTAACAGTCATGACATCACCTCAGCTTTCAGCTTGGTGATTAGCATTTCCGGGTCGATGCTCGTCAGCACTCCAAACCAGCCAGAACGGAAGAATTGTTCAATGCGCCTGCGCTCATACTGTGCTGAACGGTTGTTGGGGTGACGAAAGAGGGTACGCAATTCCTTGCGATAATCCTTCACAGCTTGAAGAATGATGGCGTTAGCTAAATTATTATAATTGTCAATCATGTGTGACACGCTCCTTATTTTTTATTCTTGAAAGAAGCGCTGCCGCATTGTTGGCGTTGTATACGTAGAGCACGGATGCATTATTTTCAAAATCATTGCAGGGAGCCGTTTATAACAGCTCGCACCTCGTCAACTGAACGGACGACCGAAACGGCGCCGCCACAGGCGAGGATTTTACGAATAGTTGCTTCTTGAAGTTTTGTTGTTTTGCCAATAGGTGTTTTTACTTCAAAGGCGTAAAACCTGCCGTCGATGCAGGCGATGATATCCGGGATGCCGGCTGTTCCATAAATACCGCCGTGTTCCTTCCAAGCGAAGCACTTCGGAACGGTTTTTAAATAACGAAGGATTTTTGATGCAATTTCTTTTTCAGACATTGGAACCTCCTTGTAACTTATTTGCAGCTAATAACCTCGTAACTTGAAAATATATAGGTGTGCATATATTTACACGCACATACGCGCTCGCGATGGGGAATTGTTGCTTTCGCGTGTATACCCATAATTTTAGAAGTTACAAAGTTACAAAAAATAAGAAAACTCAAATTGTGCTTTTATATAGCGGTTTTTGGGCGTAACTTTTCTTGTAACTTTTCCTCTTCGGAAAGTTGCGTATTGGCCTGTAAGGTTACATTTAAATTGTTCATAACGGTTCTATATCTGTGATCTCAAACCCGGATACATCACATCGAGCTTTCATCAGCTCATAATTGAGTGTCCAAACACGCCGATTTTCTGATCCGATGCGTTTTTGCACATTGCTTTCAAGAAAATAATCCGAGTGAGCAAGCTGCTTTTTAAACTGAGCGTAGGTCAGTGTTTCGCCGACAACGGCGTAATCCTTGCGGTATTTAGTATATTTGTCGTATACGGGGTTGAGCCTAAGCGCCAGCACGGTGTCACCATCGCAGAGGGTGTATTCACTTTTTGGGTCCAGCCCCATGCGCGACATAATTTCGAGTGTCTGTTCAACTACACTTTTATTGCTTAAGCCGCCATCTAGCAAATATTCCTTTGCCGCAAATTCGACATACCTTGTGCAGTGTTCGATGCTATATGGGAGTGCCTCATGCCAAGAAAGCCCGAGCGCCTTGCATAGCTTTTCGAGCAGCCGCAGACCGGTTAGCATACAGGCGAGGTTATTAACGATACGCGACGGAAGCTCATTGCTGAAGAATCCGAGCGCTTCTTTATACCATGAATAGCACTCGCTTGCAGTTATTTTCAGTGCAATATTCAATAAACTATGCCCGAAGCTGCCGAGTAAATCGGCGCATCGGCATAACTCCTGAAAATTCATACGATATCCTACGGGTTTTAGATCTCTCTTAGAAAACAAAAGCTCGATGGTGCGCTCCCTGATTGCCGCTTCATCAGCCGATTCCTCACCGGCGACCACAAGCGGGGCAAGAAGCTCATAACTTACAATGCTTTGGTCGGCACGCCCACGAATACCTTCTTGCCCGTCATAACTATTACGAAAATGGTTTAGCAGCGCATCAAGTCGATGTTTATCAATCTTTGACGGCTTGAATTCATCCAATGCCATCGGAATAACATTAGAGGATGCCGCATCTTTCATTAGAGTGAATGCCGTTGTCTGGCCGGCTGCGATGATTTTTGTCCTTGAAAACACTGGCATAATGATCCGCTCCAGTGTATTGCTTTTACCGCTGCCTGCTTCGCCGATGAGCATGAGATGAGGAAACTTGACGTTCTTTTTTCGTAGGTGTTCTTTTATGAAGCAACCGCATATCCATGCTAATATAGAAATCGTTTTTGCAGGTTCATTGTAAGACATCAGTCTTTCACCTAATTTCTGAAGCTGGAGTGCCGTTAAGGGCTTTACTGAGAGTATAGCGGAGTCAATGCTGCGGTATTTTTCTAATTGAATGATGTTATCGATTGCTGCGCCGCTTGCATCAACCGCACCGTCCATAGAAACAAATACCATCTCTTTTCCTCGTTCGTAGATGCCCATTGCCTTAACGCCTACTTTTACCGGCCAATCTAAGTCGGAGATATATGCTTTGAGCAGTTCCAAATCACCATCAGAGCCGGTGTAGCTAAGAGCAATGGTGCGCTTGTTAAGTGCATTTTTAAATTTCTGCTGGTTGGCAAAATCCGTTGTCATGAAAGTCAACCGATGTTTTTCGCCGCGTATGGTCACAAGGTCGGCAGTAAGCTGTGTTTCCTCATCGGCAACAATCATTTCAACTGGCACAAACACGAAGTTTGTAAGCAAGTAGATGTTATCGTTTCTTTTGCGGTAATATTGTCCCTTATATTCAAATATAGGTGCATCACCGCCGAGAGCATATACATCTTCGGTGATGTCGCAGGCCTTTGACAGTGTTTCTTCACCATAGGTTGCCCCGCTTGCATGATGCCGTGTATCCCATTTTTCACGAAACAGGCCGCTTTGCCGAAAGAGCCTATCCATCTGCTCCTTATTTTTGCCAGACCAGAATGCCAGCTTGCAGCAGAGTGCCATATCCGCTTCGGATTGACTGGCATAGTTTTCTTGCCAGTCACCTTCCCATAGTTTCGTAAATGCCTCGCCGTTTTCGGCATTCTTTGCAAGCTCTAAAAGGTCATTGTCTGTAAGTTGTACGGATATATTCCTTTGCGCCTTTTTATTTTTTCTTCTTGGGGGGCGGATATATGTTTCGTGAATCCATTTAAGCGTTCCGTAATCCTCAGCAACGGTATTAATAGCACAGTCAAGCTTATTACCTGTCATGGTGAAGTAGCGGGTATGCTCGTACATTTCCACGCCGGTTTTAGTATTCTTGTTGCCGGTACCAGGTATTTTGCCTTTATAAAAAAGATGAACGCCAGTGCCTGAGGGCGAAAATTCCATGTATGTTGGTTGTCTTGCGATGATAGCCTTTGCCATATCGTTAAATGTCTTTGTCTTAGGGTCATAACAGTGATCAATGTCTACGCCTACAAAATCATCGTCACGAGAGAACATAAAGCCCACACCCGTAAAACCATAGCGACCTACTGCGTCAAAAGCGGTTGCATAATCTGTCCATGTCGCCGGGTTATTGGATGCGGCACCCTTGCCTGACACCGGATTAAACGGCATTTTTTTATCCCTGCCGCCATCCTTATCAGGGACAAGCCGCCAGTTGACCCATTGCTTTCGTTCCATCAGCTCTTTTGGGTAGGGCATATCGCTTTCACCTCACAATCTTCCGTAAAATAGCGTATCGGTATATTTTTCTTCCGTGCTTTGCGTATTTCATAGCTCATGCCCTCGGATACGTTATCGCCAAAGATCCAAAGTTCCTGGCATTTTCCAAGCAGAACACGACCAAAGAATAGACCAAGGCTACGGCTATCCGGATCATGCTCATCCATAAACTGCGGGTATAGCAGGTGGGGTGCGACAGGGATTGCATATTGCTCCACAGCGAAGCGGCAATAGTTTTTAGTGCGCTCTGTATTTGCTTTTATATCTCCGGCAAATGGCGAACATATGAATACAAGAGGGCGGTGCCCCGTACCATAACAGCGTTCTAATTCATCGCGCAGTATTTTTCGCATGGCCTTGTATGCCGTTGGGTCATAATAACCTTCAGAATTACATTTATCTATCCACATCACGCACCCTCCATTTCAATCAGATTACCGAAATTCGCGCCGTATGCAGCCTCAGCAATGATCGGCACGTCGAAATCTCTAAAGGGTGTCTCTTCCATGCAAGTTTTAACGAAAGAGACTGCTTCATCGAGTTTGCCCGCTGGAATTTCAAATACCAGCTCATCGTGGATTTGTAAAAAAGGTTTGAGCCACGGACGTGCCTTGATCCCTTGGACTATGCGCCCCATTGCCAGTTTGATTATATCGGCGGCAGTACCTTGAATCGGGGTGTTCATAGCGCAGCGTTCGGCAAAAGAATGCTTGCCCCAGTCAGGCGAGAGGATGCTAACGATGTATCTTCGGCGGCCAAGCCATGTTTCCGCATATAACGTAATGGCGGCTCGCTTTTTTGTTTCATCCTGCCACTGCGTCAAGCGCGGATAGCCGCTTTTTAAGTTGTCGATGATTCCTGCACATTGTTCCTTGGACATATCGAGCCCCGCCTTGAATTTCAGCGTTTTTTGAAGCCCACTTGGAAATAACCCGTAAAAGACTCCGAAATTACAATTTTTTGCGATAGTACGGCGCTCCTTGTAATGTGGCGAATTTTTATCCGCCGCCGTTTCGAACGGAATATGAAATATGACCGAAGTCGTGGACGCATGAATATCACCGCCGGCTCGATAGGTTTGCAGCATTTGTTCATCACGACAATAGAAAGCGCCGACGCGTAATTCTATCTGGGAAAAATCTAAAGAGACAATAAAGCTGTCCTTTGGCGCTGCGATGAAGTTTCGCACACCTATCGGGTCGTTATCCTTGCGCGGGCAGTTTTGCAAGTTCGGGTTACGCGATGCAAAACGCCCTGTCTCTGTACCGAGGGGCATGAGGTCAGGATGGATTCGCCCTGTCGCCGTATTGATATGTGTTAAGTACCCGTCAATGTAAGTGCTTTTGAGTTTGCCCCATTTACGGTATTCCTGTACCAGTTCAAACAGGCGAACAAGCTCCGGACGCTTGTC